CAAGGCCCAGCATATTATCCGTAACACGGGCCGCGATGGTTTCTCGTTCCATTGGAGCAGAGACCACCGTGACATACATCATGGCGCGCCCGATCGGCGTCGTGGTGTCGATATTTTCCTTTATTGAGATGAACATCACGCCATGCTCCTCCAGGAGCGCGTAAATGTTCGCAAAGTCCCGGACGTCCCTGGAAAGACGATCCAGCTGATAGACTACCAGGACATCGCAGAAGCCGCCCTTTATAAAAGACAGCATGCGCTGCAGATCCGGCCGGGACGTATTCGCACCAGTGAAGTCTTCATCAGAGAACTGCTGCCAGGAATCCACCTGGCCGGAAAACTTCGACTCGCAGTATTCCCGGTTCATCCGGAACTGATTATCGATTGAATCTGATTTATCAGAAAATACGGATTTACGTCCGTAAGAGAAGAACCTCATCGTTCCCACCTCCCAAAAAAGAGTATAAAAAATAAACCCTTGCGGATTTACGGAAACGGCTGTAAAATATTTATGCAAAGTTTGACAGCTTCCGCAAGGAAGAACAGGTCGCCTGGTGTTCGCAGCACTGGGCGATTTTTTTATTTACAATTCTTAATCAGAGCCCGTAATCCGGGGAAGTTTTCCACGAATTCATCATCCAGATCCGACAAAGTCAACCAGGAAGATAAAAGCAATTTATTGTCGATTAAAAATTGAAGTATTGGCCGCGGCAGGCCCCGATCTGGAAATAGCGGCTTTTCGTCAAGGGCGTGCTGGATCAGAGCTGACGCATCAGCGCGATACATCCCATCAAGCATCGGAACTCCTAACTTTTTCATAAGCTCAAGCTGAGCCTCCGTAACTTCTGGCATTTCCAATTCATGAGTAAACGGAGGAAGTAAGCCTGTACGCGCTTCTACATCGGAGATCGCCTCCCAGGATCCACAAAGAACGCGCCTCGTGTTGCGCCTTCTGGTTCCTGGGTTTTTTCCGGTTATTTTATACCGAAGGATGCGATCACCCGGCAGCTTCACGATTGGAGCCGCAGGTTCGGCTTCGGCTTGCCGCGAGAAAATTCTGCTGAAGAATCCCACGACTATGCCTCCTTTTTACCTGCTCCTTCGTCGTTTCCACCACTGGAGAGAGACGATTCTGCCGCCGCTTTTTTCTGAAGTTCAAGCTGCTGCCGGTATACTTCGACTTCCGCATCGATGTCGATATCAGGAACCGAAGATCCAGGAGCGGCGTCGGCGGTACTAGAAACGCCAGAGTCTCCGATCGCAGAACACACATCCATAATGAAATCAAATACATTGTCGCGTTCTTCGCGTTTCAATTTCAAATATTTTTCAAGGAATATGTACTCGCCGTGGCTCAGGTTGAATTTATCAGCCAGAGAATCTAGCTCGTCGCACGGTTCCGGGTTGAACATTTCACCGGTTCCATTTCGGAGCCATTCCTCGTTGACATTAAATTCTTTACAAATAAGAGAGATCACCGGAGCTGATGGATTACGTCGTCCACTTTCATATCCAGTAATCGTATTCTGAACAGAACCAATTCTGGTAGCGAACGCCTCCTGCGTCAAATCAAGCGATTTTCTTACTTTTTTTATTCGATCGCCAATGTTCATTTTCTCACCTCCACACCTGAATTATAAGCTAAAAATAGCGCACTGTCAACAAAAAATCGCAAAGGCAACAAAAAAGTATTGACAGATACCGCGCTGACAATATATAATAATCGCAGAGACAACAAAACAACGCACCAAACGGAAGGAGGAAACACCATGGCAAAAGCTAAGAGATACACAGCCGAGCAGCTCAGAGACGCTGAGAAGATGGCAGCAGCCCTCGCGAACGTTCCGGAGGAAAAGAGAACCCTCGTCATAATGATGACAAACTCATTCATGGCCGGAATGGAAGCACAGAAAGCCATTGACGATACAGCCAAAGCAGCCGCGCTGGCATAAACACAACTGAATAAAGATGGAGGAAGCATGACACCTCGGTAAAAACTGTCAGGTCTGGCGGAGCCGATGCAATAAATCCGCTCGGCGGATAACCGGAGCCTGCGGCCAACCGTCGTAATTGGGAGAGGTAGCGTGAGCCCAAGTAAAACAATGGCGGCTAGGAGGCAGATGAGAACACCAGGAGAGAGAACATCCGGAGCATGGACTGGTGGGTGCGCAATACACCCGGATGGCGGCGATGAAACAGACCGCACTGCAGGCAACAGCTATACGGCTACCCCACACAAAACTCAGGGAGCAAACAGCGACAGGTTCTTCTTCAACCTTATGGAGAACCTGTCACAGACTGCCGGGCCCAGCCAAGCCTAGAGAGCAATATAAACAGCTCCGGAAGTCAAGTACTAAATAAAAGAATTTGTAAGAAGGAAGTGAGTAAGATGCAGAGGTATCAGACAGAGGATGAACACCGGAAAGCAATGAGAGTTAAGATCAACAGAACGATAAAGAGAGGAAGACGCCGGAAACGAATCATCCGAAGATTGAAGAAGGCAGTGCCAGGCATCTGCATCGGAACATTGATGGTTATCGGAGCAGGATGGGTGATAGCAGCCCCGCTCCCCGATCCAACCACCTATGAGTACAGATTCCAGGCAGAGAACGGTCAGTGGTACACACCAGATGAGTACGACCAGATGTGCAGAGAAAGAGATGCATACCATCAGCGGGAGCGTGAGGAAGCAGAGAAGGAAGCTCAGATGATCAGAGACTACCAGGAGCAATACCAGAAGGACCAGGAAGCAGAATGGAAGCTCTACCAGGAGCAGACGCGGACAGGACTGATTCAGAGTATGGACTTTGATGCAGACGACGCCTACCTGTTGGAGAAGATCGCAATGGCTGAAGCTGAATCAGAGGACACCGAAGGCAAGGCGCTGGTCATGCTGGTGGTTCTGAACCGGGTATGGGATGCAAGGTTCCCGGACACGATCGAAGAAGTGATCATGCAGGACGGAGCATTCACACCGGTGAGCAATGGCAGATATGACAAGGTGGAACCGGATGCCGACTGCGCGAAGGCAATGGAACTGATCACGGTAGAGCACTGGGATGAAAGCCAAGGAGCCCTCTACTTTGAAAAGGCCAGCGACGAAAGCACCTGGCATAGCAGGAACCTGCAGAAGTTATTCACACACGGAGCGCACACCTTCTACACGGAGAAAGAGTGAGGACAATGGGAATCAGAATGGAAGTCAAGCTGACGGATGGGTACCAGCAGCGCTTCACAAGTGCGTGTCTGGCTCAGATCGGAAGCAGAAAAGAGGTAACGAAGATTGAAGATGGCAATGAAGGATGGAAAGATCATGCTGATCGAAGTGGACAACACGCAGATGGCGATCATAAAGTCCTGGAACTCAATGAAGTACGACCGGCGCAAGAGCATGATGATCGGAGACTGCAGCAAGGAACTGCTGGACAAGCTCTCCAAAATCGTGAGACTGCCACCGGCAATAGAAAGCTACAGGCAGCGATTGGATGAAACGCAGCGAGCCGTAGATAAGATGCGAGTCGAGAAGGAACCGGAGGCCCTGGTCAAATACCCGGTGCAGGGCAACCTTTATGAGCACCAGGTAAGAGCAGCCAACATGGCGCTCCTGACGTTCGGACTCGCGGATCCAAAAGAGGTACTGAAATCAGAAAAAGAAAATTGCAGTCCCACCGTCGAAGCTCAAATTCGAAAAGCATTTCTGTGGGAACGCATGTAGACAAACATGGCTGGCAGAAGAAAGAACCAAAGAGCTCAATGTAAAAGGTCACAGCAAAGGACATAGAGCTCCGCATCTTACAAGACTTAACAGAGAGCGCAACCCAAAGCTGGCTATCGAGCCGGATGCAGTGATGCGCGGGACATACGAATCAAAGAAACACAGAAGAACCATGGAAAGAATTATAGACAGGAAGCTGAAACCCTATGAGGACGTCCATCACATAAACGGAATCAGAAATGATAACCGACCTGAAAACTTACAAATAATGAACCATAGTGACCATCTGAAACTTCACTGGCAGATGGCAAAAGAAAGAGGGGTGATCTAAATGACAAAAGAAGAACAGAAATCTATGCATAAAGGATTCGGGCTTCTTTTCGAGTAGCAAAGGGATGGGATGTGGTAAGACCAGAACTGCGATCGCCATCGCAGGAGCCGCATATCAAAAAGGCGCGATCCAGAGAGTCCTGGTAATCGCGCCAACGTCCGTCGTGTCGGTCTGGCCAAAAGAGATCGCAGAGGTCGCAGACTTCAAAGTGACCTGTAAGGCGCTCCTGGGAACGAAGCAGCAGAGAATCCGAATGATCGAAGACCTGCAGGCGTTCCCATTCAAAGCGCTCAAGGTTGCAGTGATCAACTACGAATCAACCTGGAGAGATGGACTGTTTGAGAAGCTCCAGGAATACGACGCTGACTTGATTATATGCGATGAGAGCCAGCGAATCAAGACGCACGACGCGGAACAGAGCAAAGCAATACATAAGCTAGGAGACCAGGCGAGGTACAAGCTCATCCTCTCCGGAACACCGGTGCAGAACGATGCAATCGACATCTGGAGTCAGTACCGGTTCCTGGACGCCTCGATCTTCGGCCGGAACTTCTACCAATTCAGAAACCGGTACGCGATCATGGGAGAATTCAACCGGAAGCAGATCGTCGGATACAAGGACCTGGACGGTCTGATCCGAAAAGAGCACTCGATCGCATTCAGAATCACGAAGGAAGAAGCAATCGACCTGCCGGAGCAGACGTTCATCAAGAGAAAAGTCCAGCTCGGCAAGAAAGAGAAAGACCTATACAACCAGATCAAGCGAAGCAGCTACGCAGAGTTATCTAACGGAGACAAGATCACGGCCACAACCGTACTGACAAGGCTCCTGAGACTGCAGCAGCTGGCCGGAGGATTCCTGGTCACAGACGACAGCGACAAGCCGGAGCTCGTCAACACAGCGAAGCTGGATGCGCTCCAGGATATCATCGAGGACTACGTACTCGGCGCAGGAAAGAAACTGGTGATCTTCGCAAGGTTTATCCCGGAAGTGACCGCCATTATGAAAATGATAGATAAGACCTTCCAGAAGACCGGCAAGAAGCAGGTGGCCATCTACGGAGCTATTAAGAAGGAAGACCGCGGACCGATCATCAAACAGTTTCAGGAGGATCCAGACACCGTGATCATCGTCGGCCAGATCGACACATTAGGCGTTGGAGTCACACTGACAGCTGCAGATACATGTGTCTACTATTCAAAGAACTTCAACTACGCCACATACGAGCAGAGCCTCTCCAGGATTCACCGAATCGGCCAGAGGAACACCTGCACCTACATCGACCTGGAGACCGAAGGCACCGTGGATGAGATGATCGGCAAGGCACTGGCCAGAAAAGAAGACATGGCCAAGACGGTCGTAGATGACTGGCGCGCGTACTTTGAATAGGAGGATGACATGAAATTATTTGAAAAGATAAGGCGTTTCATTAGAGGCGCAGACAGAGCGGTGACCGATGCGATCTGTGAACGCCTAGACAACACAGCAGAGAAGCTCGAAAACTGCGCAAGGAACCTGGATCCTGAAGCATTCCAGGAATCAAAGATGCGCGAGTCCTGGGAAGGAAGACCGAAGACGGATCCAGAGACTGCAGCACGACTGGCGCAGATGTCGGTCGCATCGCTGGGAGATGCAATCGACCAGATAACAGAAGGAATGGTGAAGGCCGGATTCAAGGCAGATGAAGCAGCGGACGCCATCAGATCAGCGCTCAGTGCAGGCGTGAAACCAGAGCCACTAAGCCACCTGACAAACAACTGGCGCAAGATGCACGGACTGCCGATGCACCGGAAACCTGCAGCGTTCAGGAGAAGGAGGCGAGAGAATAATGGCAGAAGTTAAAATCTGGCCGCGAGGCCAAAACGAAACCGGAGGCATCCTGCTGATGCCGATGAAGAAAAACATCCCAAAAGGGCATCCGGAATGGAGCCTGGTAAAATGCCCGATCTGCGGACAGGAATGCTGGAGACCAATATCAAGGCAGGAGCTCCGGCAGAAGAAAATGCAAGCAGCCTGCACAGAGTGCGGACTCAAAATAGAAAATAGGAGGAATCAACCATGAAACTCACTGAAATGCTCGGCCAGTACGAGGAACTTCTCGACAAGAAGGATCAGCTGGCCAAAGACACCAAGGACAACAATGCAGCCATCGATAAGCTGAAGGCAGATATCGCAGAAATGATGATCGACGAAGATATCCCGTCCCAGGGATACGGCGACTACATCTACAGCCTCCAGGATAAGGTCAAATACTCCAAGCGTGGAGAAGCCTACCTGCAGGAACGCGGTCTGGACTTCTTCGAGGTACTCAGAGAACAGGGCCTCGGCGAGCTCATCAAAGAAACCGTCAATGCAGGATCCCTGCAGAGTGCGATGAAAGAAATCGCCGAAGAAAACGACGGAGAGCTGCCGCCGGAGCTGGATGAGGTCGTAAGCAGCTACGAGATGACCGACATCGCCAGACGCAAATCAACCAACAAAGCACTCAAAAGAGCGAAAGGAGAATAAACCATGGAACAATTAGAATTTGATTGTCGCCTCGAATCAGAGCGCGAGCTCGAAGAAAACGTTAACATCGCCCTGGAATTTGCCTGCAAGCAGGTCAAGGAAACCAGCAAGTCGAAGGTATCGAACCGCCACGACGGATACGGTATCGCTTCAGAATTCTACGCAGGCATGAAGCTCGACCAGAAGAAGGTAGATGAGAGCATGAAAGACTTCCTGCGCATCCTTCCAACAGAGGATGATGCCAAGGCAGTCGAGGCAGCCAGCAGCCTGAAGAATGCAGCAACCGGCCTGGTGCTCCAGGCGACAAAGCTCGCAGCGCAGGCAGACAGAATCATGCACGACTTATACGATGAAGTCAGCAGCTACACCACACCGGTGGAAGATTATCTGGAGGGACAGTTCGAGGACGCAGAAGCGGATCCGGAAGCTGAAGCAGAGGAAGAACAGGAGGACGCTGAGTAATGAGTGAAGCAAACTGCGGAATCTCCGTACACGAAGTAACACAGGTGAGAGTTTCAGATTCAGAAGGCAACGCAATGAACCAGGGCGACACTATCGTCCTGAGAATTGACACCGAAGACATCCTCTGCGTATTCAAAGGAATCGAGAGCGGATACTTCATCACAGAGACGTGCGAGGACGGAATCAGAAACCGCTACCGTGTCAAGAGCATCAAGAAATCCAAAGTAGTAAAGAACGCATCCGTAGATGCAGCAGATGAGGAGGAATAAGAATATGGCAAAAGCAGAACTGACAACCGTGGAAAACTTCAAGATCGTAACCGGCATGGAGGCGATGGATGAGGAACTCAGAGCAGAGCTGGAAGATGAACTCGACGACCTGGACGATGATGGCGGCATCGATGCCAAGCACATCAAGATCCCGTCTGGCGGAGGAAAAGCCTTCGAGGTCGAGACAGACGATCCGGACGATCCGGAGGTCATGAAGGAAGTAACCGGCGTGATTATTTTCACGCATCGCATGAACGCGTACTGGGCGCAGAAATTCGGAGAAGCAGGAGAGGATGGCAATATCAATAAGAGCCCGGACTGCAGCTCCATGGATGGAAAGCAGGGCGTCAGCAGAGAGACCGGAAAAATCCGCACCTGCGACACCTGCCCTTATAACCAGTTCGGATCCGACGGAAAAGGCAAGGCCTGCAAGAACATGCGCCGCCTTTACATCATGATGAACAACCGCCCGGACATTTATCTCCTGACAGTGCCGCCAACATCTA